ATAATGAATGGATTAGAACAGCAGAAAAAAGGCTTAGGAAGAATAAAAGCATTTTTAACTGATTCTAATTTAGGTTCAATGGGGTCTTTGATGGAAGATAAAGACGTTTACGGAATAGATATAAGTGTAGGAAGTGGAGAAAACTGGTTCACTAAACTTTTTAATGATAATATCTTCTGTGTTTACTTACCATTATCCTTAGTATTAGATTCTCTTAATCAATTTGAATTACCAAAAAACCATAAAGGAGAAATTGTATGTGGATTCGATACAAACAACGATGAAGAATTTACAACATTTCCAGGACATTATACTAATAATCCTTTGGTAGCATTACCTCAAAAACCGCCTTCGGGTGATTTTAGCTTTGCTCAAATTAAAAGAGAAGATGTACATAGTAAATATTCTGGTGCTTATGAACCAAAAAGAATATTAGATATTATGGTTACTTCACATTTTGTTAAAACTCAATTAGAGTCTATACAAAACTCAACTGAAGAATCTTCACAAAGTTTATTTAACTTTGTAAAAGGACTTTTAAGTGCTATAAATTCAACATTTGGAGGTATAAATAACTTAGATATATTTTATGATGAAATAAATAACATGTATAAAGTAGTTGATAGAACAATGCCATCTGTTAGTACGAAACCAGAACGTATAACACTTAATGGACTTTCTTCTACTGTAATTGATGTTAATGTTACTTCTAAAATTAGCCCGGCTATGGCTTCTATGGTATCTATAGCTGCTCAAGGTAATACTGGTAATTATAGCGACAATTTAGATAACTTATTAAAATGGAACTCAGGATGTGTTGATAGAATGTATTTATCAAAACAAGTAACTAAGAAAGAAGAAGCACCAACTAAACAAGATGAAAAGAAAAAACCTTTTAGTGAAAGGTTTGAAGATGCTTGGAAGAACTTTAATGAATCAGAGGTAATCGATCCAGAGAAATTTAATGAAATGCGACCTGAAGCAACATCTGATATAGCTAAAAAGATGACCGTTTATAGAGCGGATAACAATAAACCAGCTGGACTACCAGTTCCTATTGAATTATCTCTTACATTAAAAGGATGTTCACTATTTAAAATAGGATCGGTATTTCAGTTAAATTCTACTATACTACCAGATAAGTATAAAGATTTTGGATTTTTAATTTGCGGTACTAATCATTCGATTGGAACAGATAACCAATGGGTGACAGAAGTATCATGTAAAATGTATACAGTATAATGTACATACCTAAACATAAATTAATCGTAGGAGGAAAAGTCCCTGGTAAACTAGTGGATATCAAAACTGGTAGACAATACTTAGGTAAGTACGTACGAGATCATAAAAATAATTACTATAAAGGTACTGAAGTTACTAGTAAATCAGAAAAACTTAAACTTGTTAAAGATATTGATGCTATTGAAAAAGCAACAGGTCTAATAACTGTATATAGAAAACCTACAGCAGAAGAGTACATTAAAGGAGAGTATATCAGATACTTTATAATGGATTCAAGATCAAGAAGAATAGTAGAAACTGATAAAGTAGGTTACTTAGCTGAAAGAAAAGATAAAAAAAGATATAGAAAAACTATGAAGTTAGTTTGGTATATTAAAGGTAATCCTGAAGATCAAATAATCAACGGATATGAATACCCAGGCATTAAATCTAAAAATGCAGATGTAGCTAAACAAGCTGATAGAGTTTTACCAGGAATATCTAAGCAAACTTTAAGTGATACAGCACAGTTTGTAAAAATATAGGTATTATTTGCTCCTTAGAGAAATTTTACTTATATTAATAAAAAAGGTTATTTAAGTGTTTTATATAGTTGAACAAGAAGACAAATTACAAAATTTACAGAATTTAATTAAGTTAGGAGTTTACGTGGATGTTATTTCATCTAACGATTACTATCATCCTAAACTTACTTCTACTGTAGCTGTCTATATTAGATTAGTAGATTCTCATCATGGATACATTATTCCTATAAATCACGATGAAGGAATTAACGTCTCTAAAGACCGTATCTATGAGCTTTTATTATCTGCTAGTAAACTATATACATTAGATAAGAAAGCATTGCTCTATCACTTTAATCTACAGGATGCCATAGATCTATCATTGTTATATTCAATGACAAATTACGAAAGATTAGAATACTCTAAAGAACTATCTACAATTAATTTTTTCTATAATAAATTTCAAGATTTTAAGAATATAAATCAACTGATACCTTTATCAAAATTATATGAATCTAGCGAAAAAGCATATGAAAAAGTTCAAGATATAATTAAGTACGACATACCTTCTGGATTTGATTTCTATAATAAGACTGCTACTAATGTATTCTTTTTATTAGAGCAAACAGGACTTGGAATATACTATGAAGAGTTCAATAAATTATTTAAACCAAGAAATCCATTATACAATACTATCGATAATAAAGTTTTCACCTCTTATAATTTATACAATGCTACATCTAGACCTACTAATGCTTTTAATTCTGTTAATTTCGCTGCTATTCCTAAAACTGAGCAGCATAGACAGTGCTTCCATCCGACCAATGACTATTTTGTTGAGTTTGATTTCGATGGGTATCACTTGCGTTTACTTTCTGAGCAGATTGGATATGAACTTACCAATGAATCAGCTCATAAGCAATTAGCAAAACAATATTTTAATAAAGAACAAATCACAGATGAAGAATACAATCAAGCCAAACAGATTAACTTTCACGCAATTTACGGAAAGATACCAGAGAAATACGCTTTTCTCGACGTGTTTGAAAAAATCGATGGATTTATCAAAGGTCTATGGACCGAATACGAAACTAACGGAAGAGTCTTGGCGCCAATTAGTAATAAACCGTTCACTAAAGCGTTAAAGAATATGAATCCTCAGAAGCTGATGAATTATATTATGCAAAGCTTGGAAACCTCAAGAAACATTCTTATATTAAAAGATGTACTTAGGTACCTACAGGATAAAAAAACAAAGGTGGTACTCTACACCTACGATGCCTTACTATTTGATTATAGTAAAGAAGATGGCAAAGAAACATTAGAGGAACTACAAGAGATCTTAGAAACGGGTAAAAAATATCCAGTAAAATTTAAATTTTCAAAAGATCTCAGTTTATAGAACAAAATGATATTTATATGAAAGATGCAAGTGTTATAGACAAAGAGTTCGATTACGATATCGAACCAATATATTTAAATGAAGATATGAGTAACAAATTGTTTTGTACCTTCGCTACAGAAGAGACGTTAGAGGATATTCTGAGCACCATACAAGAAAGGTACAATATTATCTATAATAAAATTTTCGTTCTATATTCAAAATCCCAAGATGAGTACATCTGTACTTACAATGTAGATTTTGGTAATGTAGGACAGTTTCTTGAGAACACTATTCTCGTACATAGAAAAAAAGAATCTAACACCCTGTATACTATAAACGCTCTTAATACACTTATTAAAGAGTTAAACGGAGGAGAACTTGATACCTCTTATAGAGTCAATTGGGCTGATTATAGAAATTGTATACTACTTACCAAAGGACCTGAATTAAAAAGGGTAAATACCAAACTTTATAAGATACTAGAGTTGGATAATTGATAAATTATTCTTATATTATAGTATTAACGTTAAATTAAAATTAGTTATATGAATTTAGATGCTATTAAAGCGAAACTCGGCGAGTTGAATAACAACGGTCAGACTCAAGAAAAAACTGACTATTCAAAGATTTTTTGGAAACCTGAATTAGGAAAGCAAACTTTAAGAATTGTACCTTCTGCGTATGATCCAACATTCCCATTTAAGGAATTAAAGTTTCATTACGGTATTGGAAAGTATCCTATGGTTGCTTTATCAAACTTTGGTAAACAAGATCCTATTGAAGAATTTGTTAAAGAACTGAGAAAGACTAATGACAAAGATAATTGGTCACTATCAGGTAAGATTAACCCTAAGACTAGAATCTTTGCTCCTGTTGTAGTAAGAGGAGAAGAAGATAAAGGTGTAAGATTATGGGGATTCGGAATCACTATTTATAAAGCATTATTAGCTTTAGCTGAAGATGAAGATGTAGGTGATTATACCGATGTTATAAATGGATGGGATTTAGTAGTAGAACAACAACAAGGTAACCCTTATCCTACTACGACTGTTAGAATTAAACCTAAGCAAACTCCTTTATCAGATAACAATGATTTAGTTGATACTTGGTTAAAAACTCAACCTAATCCAACCGAAGTACATACTCAGTACGATTATGACTTCATTAAGAAGCAATTACAGAATTACCTAAACCCAGGTGCTGAAGAAACTGCAACTCCTCCAGCAGGAGCTGAGCCTTCTTCACCTACAAAGACTGACTTTACTTTAGAGACAGCAACAACAGGTAATCAATCCACAGTTAGCAAGTTCGATGACTTGTTTAATGAGTAATTAAACAGGCCGCTTCGGCGGCCTTTTTTTTTGTTCTATGGCTAAGAAATCTGATTACATCTGTGTAACTCCGTTTAATTATACTGAAGTACACGATAAAGAGCAGTGGTTATGCTGTCCTTCCTGGTTACCTGTAGATATAGAACAAGGATTAGGAATAAAAGAAAATTTTAGATCAGAAAAAGCAGAAAAAGTTAGAGATAGTATTATAGATGGTTCATACAAATATTGTGACGAATTACTATGTCCTCACTTAAGCGGTATAAAAAATAATAAGATATCATCTAGATTTATTCCTAAATCAGATAAAGTTATTGAAGTATTAAAAAATGATCCTGGACCACATAATATAAATTTTTCATTCGATAGGAGCTGTAATTATGCTTGTCCTAGCTGTAGGTTAGATTTTATAATGTACAAAGGGGAAGAAAGAGAATTAGTAGAAAAGAAATTAAAAGAAGTAAATGAAGAATTATCACCGTTTATAAGAACTATTTACTTAAGCGGTGCAGCAGATCCGTTCTTTAGCAATTCATTCAGAAAGTTCATGATTGACCTTCCTGCTAAAAAATATAAAAAACTAGAAAGTATGCATTTACATACTAACGGTAGTTTATGGACAGAGCAACTATGGAATAGAATGGAAGGTATACATAAGTTTGTTAAGTCGTGTGAAATATCAATAGATGCTGCTACTAAACATACATATGAAAATGAAACAAGAATAGGAGGTAAATGGGATACTATATTAGAAAGATTAGAATATATTACTCAGATACCTACTATTGAAAAATACTGTTTCTCTTTTGTTACTCAAGAGACTAATTTTAGAGAAATGGAAGATTATTATAACTTAATAAAAAGTTATTTTGATAAAAGAGAAACTTCTACTACTTGGGAAGTTAGATTTAATCGAGTTATAAATTGGGGTACTTATAACGAAGATGATTTTAAAAACAAAGAAATATTTAAAAAAGAACATCCCTTATTCAAAGAATTTATGGAAAACTTAAATAAGGTAAAGGATTTACCAAACGTTATTCATAATTTTCACGAACTATACGAAACTAAAAATACATTAATTTAGTTGGATATGAATAAAATTAATACTATATTAGATATTATATAAAGTTATATGGCAAAGCAAAAAGAAACAACAAAAGCAAGAGCAACCGAAGCGGTACGTAAATCATTTAATTTAGGAAACTTTAAAAAGAAAAAAGGTTTCGCCAATGCATCGGTTAAGTTTAAGGAACAAGGATGGATACCTTTATCTAAAGCGTTCCAAGATATTACATCACTACCTGGAATACCAACAGGTCATATCACCTTATTAAGAGGTCATAGTGATACTGGGAAAACAACAGCGTTAATTGAAGCAGCTGTTAATGCTCAAAAAATGGGAGTACTTCCAGTCTTTATTATTACTGAGATGAAATGGTCTTGGGAACATGCTAAAGAGATGGGATTACAATTTGAAGAAATAAAAGATGCAAATGGAAATGTTACTGATTATGAAGGTCATTTCTTATACGCAGATAGAGGACAGTTAAATACTATTGAAGATGTAGCAGTTTATATGGCTGACTTAATGGACGAACAAGCGAAAGGTAATCTACCTTTTGATATGTGTTTCTTCTGGGATAGTATTGGTTCTGTACCTTGTGATCTTTCTGTTAGATCAAATAAAAATAATAATGAGTGGAACGCGGGTGCGATGTCAACTCAATTTGGTAATAATCTTAATCAAAAGATTCTATTATCAAGAAAAGAAAATTCACCTTATACTAATACGTTAGTAGCGATTAATAAGGTATGGACGATGAAACCTGAATCACCTATGGGAATGCCTAAACTACAGAATAAAGGAGGTATGTCTATGTGGTATGATGCAACACTAGTAGTTACGTTTGGTAATATTACTAATCCAGGTACATCAAAGATTAAAGCTATTAAAGATGGCTTGCAAGTAGAATTTGCAAAAAGAACAAACGTACAAATAGAAAAAAATCATATCGGGGGAGTACAATCTAGGGGTAGAATAGTTATGACTCAACATGGTTTCTTACCAGATGATAAAAAAGCAATCGATAAGTATAAAGATGCTCATAAAGATCACTGGTTGAAATTAGTTGGTAGTTTAGACTTTGATCTTGTAGAGGAAGGAGACTTAGCGGAAGACCCGATATCTCCTAACTTATTAGATTAATGTCAAAAAGAATTCACTATCTACATATAGAGATATCTACTCTTTGTAATGCTGCGTGTCCTTGTTGTCCAAGATTTGACGCTAATACACCTTTAACTCCTGATAGTTTAAAATTAGGATTTATAGATATTAAAACATTCAAAGAGTGGTTCCCTCCTTCTATAATGTCTAGAGTTAATTATCTTAACTTCTGTGGTAATCACGGAGATCCTGCTACTAATCCAGACCTTCCAGAAATACTAGAATATTGTGGTCAATTTGATACTTTAAGAAAAATAGAATATCATACGAATGGAGGAATGAAAAATCCTGATTTCTGGAAAAGAGTAGCATCAGCAGCAAATAACTCTAAAAGTGGAAACGTTACAGCAATATTTAGTGTAGATGGATTAAAAGATACAAATCATCTTTATCGTAGAAATGTTAAGTGGGATAAACTAATTAAAAATATTGAGGCATATCAATCTATTAATAATAGAGATGCTGTAATAGACTTTTTAGTATTTAAACATAATGAACATCAGATAGAGGAAGCAAAGGAATTCTGGACAGAAAGAAACTGTCAAATACAATTTAAAGCTCCTATAAATCTAGATGATGGAGAAAACATTACACCAGTACCAGTCCAAAATAATGAAGGAGGAATATTATATTGGATTTATCCTACAGACGTATCAGATTTCAAGCCTGCTTATATTTCTGAAAATGCTAAAACAGTTAAGACAGTTCATGAACCTGGAACAAAAGGTTGGGAAGATGATGGGTTTACTGACTTAGATCGTGAAAAGATAGCTAAAGCTGAAAAGACTAAAATAGTTCCTAGATGTAATAACAATGATCTATATGTAGAAGTAGATGGAACTGTACATCAATGTTGTTTTATAGCAAATGGACTTTATACTCAAAGAGCTAGATTTTTAGCCGGTGAATATATACCAGTAGAATCTAGACAATTATTAGATAGTATGAAAAATATTGGATGGGATAAATTTAGCTTACATACTAATACATTAGAAAGTATTATTGGAAATAAATTATTAAAAAACTTATATAATAATAGTTGGAAAAACCCAGTTGATAAAGGCAAAAAAATCTTCTGTGCACAGATATGTGGAGAAGTTAATGCTATTGATACTATCTTTCAAGATGAAATACAGGATGTTCCTGGAAGAACAAACTTAAAGATAAGAAGTACTATATGAAAGATTACGGAAATATATTAAAGAATTTAAAGGAGACCCCACCCCGAGAGTTGAACGACCATATTTTGGTCATAGACGCTATGAATATGTTAATTCGTAGCTTTTCGTTACTCAAGGCGATGAATCCCACTGGCACCCATATAGGAGGCCTAGTGGGCTTTCTTCGCTCTTTAGGGTATGTAACTAGGATATTTGATCCAACAAGAGTAGTAGTTATATGGGACGGTAAAGGAGGTTCTGGAAACAGACAAAATATAGACCCTAACTATAAAGCACAACGTGCTACATCTAGAATAACACACTGGGGTTTGTATGATACTAGAGAGGAAGAACAAGAAGCATTAATAAGTCAATTATTTAGGACTAAAGATTATTTAGAATGTCTTCCTATGCAGCAAATAGTTATGGAAAAGTTAGAAGCTGATGATATAATGGCTTATCTTGCTAAAAGAGCTTCTGCTGCAGGTAAAAAAGTCACTATAGTTTCTTCGGATAAAGACTTTCTTCAATTAGTAGACAATAATATCGAAGTATATGCTCCAGTAAAAAAGAAAACATTTACAAAAGATAATATATTTGATGAGTTAAAAGTATTACCAATAAATTATAATGTAGTAAAAGCATTACTAGGAGATAATTCAGATAATTTACAAGGAGTTAAAGGATTAGGAATAAAGACTATTGTAGCTGAATTCCCAAAACTACTAACAGAGAAAACTGATTTAGAGTATGTTTATAATGTATGTGAAGCTAAATTAGACGATAAAAAAGTTAAAAAAATATTCCCTAAAATTATTACTCAATGGGATAGAGTAGAAACTAATTTTAAATTAATGGATTTACATGATACATCATTAGATGAAAATGAAATTGAATATGTAGAATCAATACTGAAAGCCGATATACCTGATTTACAGACAGGAGTATTTTTAAGTTTATTAGATCAAGATCAAATTGAAGGAGTAACTAAAAATACAGAAGGGTGGTTAGAAAACTTTAGGCACTTAACAACCGTATTATGAGTGGAGAAGAAATAATAGCACGATTGAAAGACGTAAGAGAAGAGGTAAGTAACGTTAACTTACCACAGGCAATGAAAAAAATAGACTACATAATTGATGATATCTTTATGTATAAAAATAATTGTTTATGAAAAAAGGGGTTATAGCAGGAAATTTTGACGTATTACATCCAGGTTATATTGCGATGTTTAAAGAAATGAAAGAAAACTGTACCTGTTTAATTGTACTTTTACATACAGATCCTTCAATAGAAAGACCACATAAGTTAAGACCTATACTTTCTTCAAAAGAAAGAAAAGAAATGTTAGAAAGCATAAAGTATGTAGATGATGTTATAAGGTATACGTACGAAGAACAACTTTATGATTTATTAAAAATGGGAGAATTTGATATAAGATTTTTAGGAGATGATTATATCAATAAACCTTTCACTGGAGATGATCTTAAAATACCTATTCACTATATGAATAGAGACCACGGGTGGTCAACAACTAAGTTTAAACAGTTAATCGCAGAAAGTTATGAAAAAAGCAATAATAGTTAGCGGCTATTTTAATCCCTTACATAAAGGACATTTAGAATTATTTGAAAAATCAAAAGAAGCTGGAGACGCTTTAATTGTAATAGTAAATAATGATAAACAAAGAGAAATGAAAGGTTCTAAGTTTTTTATGGACGAACAGGAAAGAGTACAAATCATCAGAGCTTTGAGCATAGTAGATATGGCTTGGATATCAATTGATGAGGATAGTACTCAAAATGAAACTCTTAAGTTAATGTTTGGTAAATTTAACGAAACATATAAACTTGCTTTCGCTAATGGAGGAGACCAGAATAACAATACTATACCAGAAAGGAATGTATGTGAGCAATTTGGGATAGAATTAATTGACGGTTTAGGAGATAAAATACAATCAAGCAGTTGGTTATTAGAGAAAAAATAATTATATTAATAAAACAAAACAGGTTATAGATGACGCTAAAAAGACTTCAAGAATACGGTAAAGGATTTCAATTAAAAGTATTAGGATCCCTCCTTACCGATAAAACATTCCTTCTGAATGTTAGAGATGTATTACATGATCATTATTTCGATGCTGATTCTCATAAATGGATTGTAGGAGAAGTATGTAGTTATTTTGATAAGTACCATACTAATATAACGATGGATGTACTTAAAGTAAAACTTCAAAAAGTAGAAAACGAAGTACTTAAAGTAGCTCTTAAAGAAGAGTTAAGACATTCATACGAAGCATCTACTGAAGATGTAGAATATGTACAGGAGGAGTTTACTAACTTCTGTAAGAATCAAGAAATGAAAAACGCAATCCTTAACTCAGCTGATTTACTTAAGGATAGTGATTTTGATGGTATTAGAAATACTATTGAGAAAGCTATGAAAGCTGGGATGGATAAAAATATTGGACATGAATACAATAAAGATATTGAAACTCGTTATCGTGATAACTACCGTCCTACTATTCCTTCTCCTTGGCCTGTCTTCAATGATGGTATCCAAGGTGGATTTGGACCTGGGGACCTGGGTATTGTTTTTGGTTCTCCGGGAGGTGGTAAATCTTGGACTATGGTTGCTATTGCTGCTCATGCTGTTCAGCTGGGCTATAAGGTTAATTATTATACATTGGAACTCGGAGAAGATTATGTGGGTAAGAGGTTCGATTGTTATTTCACTGGTTATACTATCGATGAGATTAACGAGCATAGGCCGGAAGTTCAGAAATATGTTGATAACCTCAAAGGTAAATTAATAGTAAAAGAATATCCTCCAAAAGGAGCATCAGTTAATACGATTAAATCACATATACAAAAATGTGTAGATATGGATCATAAACCTGATATGATAGTTATTGATTATGTTGATTACTTAAAAGCTCCTTCTAGAGGAAGGAACTCAGAAAGAAAAGATGAAATCGATGATGTATTTATCGCAACAAAAGGACTAGCAAAAGAACTTAAGATACCTATTCTTACACCGTCTCAGGTAAATAGAATGGGAGCTAGAGATAGTATTATCGAAGGTGATAAAGCAGCTGGGAGTTACGATAAAATGATGGTAGCAGATATTTGTATATCGCTATCAAGACAAAAAGAAGATAAGGTACTAGGTACAGGGAGAGTACACGTTATGAAAAATAGATACGGACAAGATGGTATGACATATAATATAAAAATGGATACTAATAATGGACGTATTGAGTTCGAAGGCAAGGCAATGACACATGATGAACTACCAGATAATAACGCAGGACCTAAGTTTTCATTAGATAGAGAAACTATGAATAAATTATTTTAAAATTATTAACGAAAAGTTGCATAAAGTGGAATATATAATCTATTTATTAAGGTCTGCTGAGAGCTCCCTTATGCAGACATTTTTGTCTAACACACCCAAAAATATATAAAGATATATGAGTTTATTAAAAGAAAGAGTTGTCTATAAGCCCTTCGAATACCCTAAAGCATACGATTATTGGTTAAAGCAACAACAAGCTCACTGGTTACATACAGAAGTACCAATGGCACAAGACGTTACTGATTGGAAATCGAATATGAAAGACCACGAAAAGAATGTTGTTGGTCAAATATTAAAGGGATTTGCACAAACTGAAACTGTAGTAAACGATTATTGGTCTACATTAGTAACTAAATGGTTTAGAAAACCAGAAATTATAATGATGGGCACAACTTTAGGCTCTTCAGAAACTATTCATGCTGAAGCTTATTCTTTATTAAACGAACAATTAGGATTAGACAACTTTGCTGAATTCATGGAAGATGAAGCTACGATGGCAAAGATTGAATCGTTAATGAATGTCAGGGATAACCATGATGGTACTGCTAATTGGCATGATAGAGCTAAGTCTCTTGCGATTTTTTCCGCGTTTACGGAGGGTGTGAACTTATTTAGTTCCTTTGCAGTTTTACTATCTTTTAAGATGAGAAACAAACTTAAAGGAGTAGGTCAAATAGTAGAATGGTCTGTTAGAGATGAATCACTTCACTCAGAAGCAGGATGTTGGCTATTTAGAACTTTAATGAAAGAACAACCTAAATTTAAGACTAAAAAATTAGTTAATGAAATAGAGGAAGCAGCTCGTTTAGCTTTACAATTAGAATTTGATTTTATTGATAAAGTATTTGAAATGGGAGATTTAGAAAACTTAGGAAAAGAAGAGTTAAAAAACTTTATTAAACACAGGGTTAATACTAAAATGGCTGACTTAGGTCTAGAACCAATTATACCGTCTGAAGAGATTGATAAAGGTGCATTAAAAACTATGAAATGGTTTGATGCAGTTATCGCAGGAAAACAACATACTGATTTCTTTGCTAACAGGGTTACAAACTACAGTAAGGGACATTTAGATTGGTCTAACGCATTTTAATTAAAAACACATGAGCATAATAGTAGATACTTCCCAGTGGGAAGCAGGCAAAGATTACCCAGAATGGATGAACGAAGTTTCATTAGCAACTATATCTAAAGGTTATTTACTAGACGGAGAAAAACCGAGACAAGCATATAAGAGAGTAGCAGATACAATAGCAAAAAGACTAGATCGTCCTGATTTAGCAAGTAAATTTTTCCGCTATATGTGGAAAGGATGGTTGAACTTAGCCTCACCTGTTTTATCGAATACCGGAACTGATAGAGGATTACCAATATCATGTTTCGGAATCGATACCCCCGATTCTATTAGAGGGATTGGTCTCACTAACGCTGAGTTAATGAGGCTAACCTCTTTAGGAGGAGGAGTAGGTATAAGCTTATCCAGAGTTAGAGGAAGAGGGGCTAAAATCGGCGATGGAAATGTAGGTCAGTCAGAAGGAGTAGTGCCGTGGGCTAAAATTTATGACTCTACTATTATTGCAACTAATCAAGGAGCAGTAAGAAGAGGAGCAGCATCTGTTAACTTAGATATTAATCACCCAGATATACATGAATATTTAGAAATTAGAAGACCAAAAGGGGACCCTAATAGACAGTGTCTAAACCTTCATCAATGTGTTGTAGTGGATGATAGCTTTATGCAAAGATTAGAGCATAGAGACGCTGATGCTATGGAATTATGGGTTAAAATACTTAAGTCTAGAGTAGAAACTGGAGAACCATATGTTATGTTTAAGGATACTGTTAATAATGCTAATCCACCTGCATATAAAAAGAACAACTTAGATGTAAGTATGACTAATATATGCTCAGAAATTACTTTACACACTGATGAAGAACATTCATTTATTTGTTGTTTATCTTCAGTTAATTTAACTAAATGGGATGAGTGGAAAAATACAGATTTAGTAGAAACATCAATATACTTTTTAGATGGAGTATTAGAAGAGTTTTTAGCGAAGACTTCTGGAAGGGAATCACTTGCTAGGCCTCACAGATCTGCTAAAAAAGGAAGAGCAATCGGTTTAGGAGTATTAGGATGGCATACTTTATTACAAAATAAAAAAATACCATTTGCTTCTATAGCAGCTACTTCACTAACTAACCAAATATTCTCAGATATAAGAAATAAAGCTGAAGCAGCCTCAAGAAAACTTGCAGATGAATACGGAGAACCAGTTTGGTGTAGAGGAACAGGACAAAGAAATACACATTTACTAGCAGTAGCACCTACTGTTTCTAATAGTACGATTGCCGGAGGAGTTTCTGCCGGTATCGAACCAGTTCCTGCAAATGTTTATACATTTAATTCAGCAAAAGGTACATTTATTAGAAAAAATCCTGCATTAGAAAAATACTTAGAAGAAAAAGGAGCAAATACTGAAGAAGTTTGGGATCAAATTATGAAAGATAGAGGTTCAATCGCTAATTTACCAGAAGATGTAATGCCAGCAGATGATAAACCTATTTTCTTGACATTTGCAGAGATTAACCAACTTCAATTAGTAGAACAAGCAGCAGTAAGACAAAAATACATCGATCAAACGCAATCATTAAATTTAGCTTTTGATCCATCAGATTCACCAAAGTTTATTAACGAGGTTCACCAAGCTGCATGGAGGTTAGGAATCAAAACGTTGTATTATTTAAGAACAGATTCAGTTATAAACGGTGATATAGGTAGTAGAACATCTTTAGACTGTTTAAGTTGTGATGGATAGCTATTTATATATATGTCAAAGAGGGTAAGATTATACGCGCAAACAGTAGGAGGTGATATCACTTCGATGTCCTTGTACCACACTACAATCGCTGAATCAAATAAATTAGCAGAAAATGTATCTCCTGCAACACTTCAAAACGAAGGAGTAACAGTAACTGTACCGGATGGAGTTAACACTTTTTGGTCAAGAGTTACTGATTCTGGATCATGTGCTAATGTGACTTCTAGTTTTACCAATACTCTTTTTAATCCAAGCAAAAGGTACTTTACAGTAGCCAATTCCGGTTCTCTTACTAATACAGTACAGATTAATTCACCTGTAACAGCAGGACCAACTACTAGTTCTGTTTCACAAACAGTAGATTTTGATAATGTTTCTAGTATGATTATACAAGCAAGCTTTGTATACCCAGATTATACTGCATTTAACGGTTGGTATACAAACGAAACAGGAGGAACTTTAATATCAACAGATAATCCTTTAACGGTTACTAGAAATACACATACATCTTCAGATAATTTTTGGGCTAGGTTTGAAGGATTTACAAGAACGTATAACTTATCGGCATCTAAAGCAAGTGTAAATGAAGGAGATGATTTAACTATAACTTTACTTACAACAGGAGTAGACGGAGGTACCAGTATTGATTATACTATTACAGGAATAGATCAATCTGATTTATCAGCAGGTAGTATTACTGGATCATTTACAGTAACTAACCAAAGCGGTTCTATAGATTTAACAATCGCTGCAGACGTAACCTCAGAAGGTCAAGAAACATTATCTATAGATTTAAATGATTTTACCTGTGACCCTGAAACAGTAATAATTAACGACACAAGTACAACCCCAGCACCTACATATTCATTATCAGCTACAACACCGGTAAATGAAGGAGATACAGTAATATTTACTCTTACTACAGCTAATGTTGATAACGGTACGGTACTACCATTTACTATAACAGGTATAGACAGTAACGATATTACAGGTAACTTAACAGGTAACTTTACAGTTGCTAATAATACAGCTCAAACTATAGTTTCATTAGCAGCAGATAATACAACAGAAGGTACTGAAACAATGACCTTAGCTTTAGATAATGGACAAGCATCTCAAATTGTTACCATAAACGATACTAGTATACTAATAGGTGGAATTACAATTAATAGCGGTAGTTTAACTATTTCTAATACAACTATCACAGGTTCTTATACAGGAACGCTTTCAATTAACTATACGGTAGATACTGCCGATGTAGAATTAGGTACTCCTAGAGCTTGGACAGGCGGTCAGGTTAAATGTCAAAGAGGGTTCTTACATAACCCACTATTCTACGGTATTGACCCAATAGAAAAATCATTTGCTACAATAGGAACAGTATCACCGGGCACTTACACATATACTTCAACAGTAACTTGGACAGGTTATAATGGTGTATGTCAACAGCATGGAGCAGAACCAGGAACAGGTTCTAACTTACAGCAAGAAGCTTACTGTGAGATGATTACTTTAGGTAGTGGTCCAAATACTTGGAACCATATTGATACTACCTTTGGAAGCGGAAGTGATACTCAGCCAATACCATTAACTTTTGCATAAATTAGTAGGTATTACGGTTAAAAGTTCTTATATTGTAGTATATAATAAGTTATAATATGGCATCAAATAAGCAAAGAATAGCACAATTAAAAGATTGGTTAGAATGGAGGAAGAAAACTTCCGGAACTACAGATTCTAAACCTAAGAAATTCTCAAAAATGGATCATTATAAAAAAGCAAATAAGAGATATGGTAAAAACAGTAATTAAGTTTTATGCGGACTGGTGTGGTCCTTGTAAAACATATGATAAGATTTGGCAACAAGTAGTAGAAGAAATGGATAATATAAAGTTCATAGAAATTAACGTTGATAAAGACGAATCAGGAATGGCTGCTCAATACAATGTTAGATCTATACCTCATACTGTTGTATTAAGAAATGATGATGCTTCTGTTACTGCTAGCAAAACAGGATTGCTACAGAAGAATGAATTAAAAGATTTAATCAATAAATAAATAAATAATTAAGTTATGTTAAGAAGACCAGATTCAATACCTGCTACCGATACAGTAATAGAGGATCCAGCGATGGAACCTTTCTTTATTACAAACTCAGCTAGTGGTGGATATACAGTTTATGAGAGAGTAATTAAAGGGGATAATAATACACATTATATTAAGACGATATGTTACCCTGGTAACTTTAGTTATGCTCTTAAAAAAGTAGCTGAAGAGTTACTAAACTCCAACAAAGAGTATAAAAGTGTAAAAAACTATGTTGATACATATAAAAATATCACAGACAAGATTACTTCATCAATGTTGTAATTTTAACGTTCGCCTATACGTTTATAATACCTGGCAAATTTTAATATTTATAGAAATGGCAAAAAATGTTGTTGTAAGTCTTAGCGGAGGGATGGACTCCTCTACATTATTACTCAGATGTTTAAAAGAGTACGATCAAGTAACTGCAATTTCTTTTGATTACGGTCAAAAGCATAGAGTAGAACTTGAAAGAGCGCAATCATTAGTAGGTTATATTAATGATAATTGCCCTTCAGATAACGAATGTTTTGGAGGATGCAAAATTAACTACCAAGTTATTAAATTAGACGGTTTAGTTAATCTATTAAATTCTAATCTAGTTGAAGGAGGAGAAGATGTTCCTGAAGGACACTACGAAGAAGATAATATGAAAGCTACTGTTGTACCTAACAGAAATAAAATATTTGCTTCATTAGTTCAAGCAGTTGCTTTATCAGCAGCTAATGCTAATGGAAATGATACTGATATTGCATTAGGTATACATGCTGGTGATCATGCTATCTATCCTGACTGTAGACAAGAATTTAGAGATGCTGATGATGCAGCATTTAGAATAGGTAACTGGGAAGCAGAGAAAGTAGGATATTTTACTCCTTACTTAGAAACTGATAAATTAGGAATCTTAAGAGATGGACAAGAACTCATTAAAGCATTGGAATTGGATTTTGACGAAGTATACAGAAGAACGAATACATCATACAAACCATACCCATCAGGAAACTCTGACTACAAAAGTGCTTCATCTGTTGAAAGAATTGAAGCGTTTATTGAACTTGGCGTTGACGATCCCGTTCAGTACGAAGACGAAACTGGACCGGTTAATTATGAAGTTGCGAAAGCACATGTCGAAAAATTATTAGCAGAATACGCATAATGAAAAAGAGACTAATGTTTTTTATGTTTGCATTAATAACTTGGAGTTATGGTCAAGCAGAAATTGCACCTCTAAATGAGGTACCGGTAGAAATTACAGGAGTATGGCAAAGTTTTGAAAACGATGTTGTGCGAATTTCATCTACTGGAGAATTTATTAGAATATACGATAAAAAAGTAGCAGCAGAAGGTGTTATCGTTTTAACTGAAGATGGCTCTTTAGAGATAAAGAGAACCGATGTTAACGATACATATGAACTTAGGTACTTTATTAGAAACGATGTAATGGTTATATCAAAACCTCGTTCTAATAATGCATGGCTATTTTATAGAGTAGGCTACTAATAGATCGGGAGGGGGATTAGCTCAGCTGGCTAGAGCACTTGATTTGCATTCAAGAGGTCATCGGTTCGACTCCGATATCCTCCACTAACACTCAAAGATATGAAATCAACAATTCACTTTTTTGGAGATAGTTTCACTGAAGGACATTCTTTGAGTACCTTACCTGGTATTTGGCCTAAACTAATATGTAAAGGTTTAGGGTATAAATATAAAAATTATGCGCTTGGAGGAGCAAGTAGTTTATTTATAATACATCAACTTATTAAAGGCTTATCAGAAGTTAAATCAGGAGATAAAGCTATAGTTTTAGAAACTATACCGGATAGGACAGAAGTATATAGTGATAGATTGAAAAGAATAGTTCCAGTAACTAATGGTCATCTAGCACATGATTTAAAAATACTGACTTTAAATCCAACTAAAGATTCAACTGATTACTTTAGAAGTAAAGAAGAGTTAGTTAGTGCTACTAATTTTATATATGATCACAGATCTGAAAAAATAGAACATTTTGCTAAATACTATACAGGTATTTTTAAGGACTTTAAAAAATACTATGAAAGTATTGGTGTAGAGTTTATTTTACTTTCTTATCAATTATCTTTTAACAACGTAAAGTACGCAACGATGTTTGAAACTAATTTTAATTTAACAAAAGGTAAGTCAAAAGATATTCATTTTACTTTGAAAGGACATTGGCAATTTGCAAAATATATTTCAGATAAATACTTTAACGGAGAGGTTAAATTACCTGAAATTCCAAAAAAAGCTAATTATATAATATGATACAGTTAGGAATATCTGCTTTTTACCATGACTCTGCAGCTTGTTTAGTAGTAGATGGTAAAGTTGTAGCAGCAGCAGAAGAAGAAAGATTTACAGGAGTAAAACATGATAGCTCTTTTCCTATAAATGCTCTAAACTGGTGTCTGAAGTATACTAGAACTACATTAAAAGCAGTTGATCAAGTCTGTTGGTATGAAGATCCAAAAATAAAAAAAGATAGAGTTGTAAAAACCTTTAATAAACACTTCTTTAAGACATTATTACTAAGGTATAATTATTTTAAAAATTATAAAAAACAAGATCCTAAAAAAATATTAAGAAAAGGTGGATTTACTGGTGAAATAGTATATACTGATCATCATGTATCTCACGCAGCTTTTAGTTACTTAACAAGTCCTTTTAATTCAGCAGCAGTACTAACTGTTGATGGAGTAGGTGAATGGGAAACTACTACAATATCTAGAGCTAGAGGAAATACTATTGAAAAGCTTCAATCTATAGATTTTCCTAATTCATTAGGATTAGTATACTCTACAATTACAGCATATTTAGGGTTTAAACCGAATGAAGGTGAATATAAAATTATGGGATTAGCACCTTATGGTAATCCTAATAAATTTTTAGGAAAACTTAATAGCTTAGTTACTCATACATCAAATAAATTCTATTTATCACAGAAGCCCTTTACATGGGAATACTCTGATAAAATAATGTTTAATAAACGTCTATGTCACACATTAGGATTACTACCAAGACTTCCAGAAGAACCTATAACTCAGGAGCACAAAGATTTAGCAGCAGCATTACAAAAATGGTACGAGGAGGAATTTACTCGTTTATTACTTACTGCAAAAAATGCTACGAAATCAAACAATATATGTTTAGGTGGAGGTTGCGCTTATAATGGAGTTGCAAATGCTTTAGCATACAAGTATTTCGATAAGGTACACATACCATTTGCTCCATCAGATGCAGGATCTGCTATTGGTGCATGTCTACATCATTATAAAGGTAAAAGAAAAGATAACAACGACCCTTATTTAGGACCAGATTTTAAGGATGTTGATATTGTTAAGGCTGTAAAAGAGTTTGAAGATGAATGGCCAGGTTTCATTAGGTCTTTCAGATTATCAGAGAATTTACTACTTAAAAAAGTAGCTGAAATGTTGGGTAATCAAAAAATAGTTGGTTGGTTCCAAGGTAGAATGGAGTTTGGAGCAAGAGCATTAGGAAATAGAAGTATTTTAGCAGCACCTCAAGATCCAAAAATGAGGGAAAAGTTAAATATGGTGATTAAGAAAAGAGAAGGATTTAGACCTTTTGCCCCATCGGTAAAAGCAGACGAAGCACATAAGTATTTTGATCTTAAAGAAGAAGTACCTTATATGAATATGGTGGTTAAAGCAATAACAAGAAAAATACCATCTGCTACTCATATTGATAAATCAGCTAGAGTACAGACAGTTACTGAAAAACAAAACAGTAGGTACTATTTATTATTAGAGGAAGTTAAGAAAAAAACAGGTTCTCCTATTTTGCTCAATACATCGTTTAATCTTAAGGATGAAACTATTACTTTAACTCCTAAACAGGCTTTAGAAAGATTTATGAGATCAGAAATTGATTTTTTAATCTTAAATAATTATATCATACAAAAATTATGACAGATAAAGAAAAAGAAGAAAAGAAAAAAGCAGAGCAGTTAGAAAAGGAATTCCAGAAAAAAATAAAGGAACTTAAAAAAAGAGACCCTTTTGTTTATAAGAATTTCTAGTACTATTTATAAATAAAGACAATTCATGGCTACTTTAACAGGAAATACAATAAAAGACACTTACTATAAGTTAGTGCAAGTTGACGATGGTCAATTAGTGCAGAATGGTATAGGTTCTCCACTAACAGGATCAATAAAACTTAGCGGTAGTTTACATGTTACCGGTAGTCAAACAGTTGGAGGAGATTTAACAGTTACTGGAGATGTAAAAGCAAGAGCATTTATTACAGAATTAACTCAATCTACCGTATTATATAAGTCTGGTTCTACAGCTTTCGGAGATGACGCAACAGACACACATAGTTTTTCAGGATCAGTAACAATGCATAATTCTTTAGCATTAGGAAACTATGCTGATGTATCTGCTTCTTTAGATGCTGCAGAAGATGCAATTATAGCTAACTCACAATCAGCTCATACCCATAGAGTTGCTTTAGATACAATATTAAGTGCTTCAGTAGATGCACATTTAGATGCTAATATTAGTGCTTTATCAGCTTCAGTAGATACTCACTTAGATGCAAATATAACTGCTTTAAGTAGTTCAGCTCATTCTCAAAGAGTATCTGAAGATACAGTATTATCAGGATCTGCTCATATACAAAGAGAAGCTATAAAAGGATTAGCATCAACTGCTAATACAGCATTATCTACATCTGCAGATATAAGAAGAAATGAATTAAGTAGTTCAAATGCAAGTGCTTTGAGAGCTGAATATATAGCAGCAGATAATGCATTAAGTGCTTCACAAAATACTTATATTAATGCAAAAGTAGCAGCATTAGTAGATAGTTCTCCAGGAACTCTAGATACATTAAATGAGTTAGCGGCAGCTTTAGGAGATGATGCAACATTTTCAGCTTCTATAGCAACAACAATAGGAACTAAATTACCTACAGCAACTCATACAGCATTTTCATCATCTAATGCATCAGCATTAAGAACTGAATTTTTAGCTGGAGATACTTCTTTAAGTTCTTCTTTAAATACTAGAATTGTAACACTAGAAAGTGCTGAAACAACTGCAACTATATCAGCTTCGGCTCATACACAGAGAGTAGCAATATCTGGAGCTTTAGATACAGCAATAGATAATGTTATTGCTTCAAACGTTTCCCACTCAGGAGGAATAGTAGATTTACCAGGTAAAAAAATACA